GAAATAAGCTTTTTGACAAGCCTCCTTAAAAAAATCTACACACTATAGGACATGATGATAAAAATCTATAGTTTCTAACATATCATCTGTAAGTTCTTTTCGTCTTACCATATGTTCAATGAGGTTAACATGTTGGTCAACATGGAAATCTTCATTGAGGATATGTAATAATTCATGAGCAACTTCTTTTCTCATATCTTCAATAGACATATTTTTACGGATATAGATATTGTGAACACCTTCATCTTCCCCTGTAGATGTAACAGCTTTCACATTAGGAATATCACACTCAATAATATTAATAATCAAACTAACAACCCCTAATAGTATTATTTTTTATTTCTAGATTTGATATATTCTATGTAATTTACTGCCTCTTGCATTTCTTCTTTAGAAATACCTCTTGAGGCAGAGAATAATAAACGAGCCTCTGGGCGTGTACGTAGATATTCAGCAAATTCAGCAGTTTCAGGATCTACATAGTAACCTTCAGTTTGATTTGTTGAAGGCTCATCATAACCAATAAGCCAAACAGGACTTACATTTAAAGCCTCTGCAATAATTGCAATTTTATCTTGCTTTGGTTCATATTTACCATTTAACCAGTCTGAAATTGAAGATGAACGAATACCAGTCATTTTAGATAAATCTGCTTGACTTAAATTGCGTTTTTGAAGAATTAAGTTTAAACGTTCTATAAATTGCTCTTTCATTTTAAGTTCTCCTAAATGTTTATTGATACAGTTATTATATACGGAAAAACGAATAAAAGCAAGTATAAACTAAACTTAAATACGGAAAAGCGTTGACACAAGATAAATAATAGGTTATCATTAAAGCACGGAAAGCCGTACAAAGAAGAGAGGTGATAGAATGGCTTTTAATTATGACTATCTTAGAATATTCATTAAAGAAAATTATGGAACAATCAATAAGTTTGCAGAGTTTCTAGGTATTGGCAGTACGCAAATATACGAACGCCTTGGCAACAGAGTTCCATTTACTCAAAAGGAAATCGATAAGGTGGCAAATGAAAGCAAAGCTGAACCATTACCGCCACAAGAGATTTATCGTCTTTTTTTTACAAAATAAGCACGGAAAACCGTGCAAATTAAGAGGTGAAATAAAATGAATAAAAAAAAAGAGCCAAATAACGCGGCTCTTATAAAAGGTATTGCTATTAAGTTTGCATTTCTTCTTATGAAGGTAATGGCAACTCTAGTTATTTTAGCAATCACAAATAAACTTGCTATTATGGCTGGGATTTTAGATAAGGCAATAATGTTTTTAGGTGGCTATATATTAGGGCAATACATGATGAAGGATTGGAATGAGATCATACCCAAAGAATTTCAAAAGGAGTATGGCCCAATAGATTAGTTGAAAGAAAAGATTAACTAATTTCATTGCTTTTAATTCTGAATTAAGACCTAAAAAAGTAGTCAATCGCTTTGGCAACCAAACAAAGGATTCAATCCAATAAATAGGGTTAATACATTGCCGTACTTGAAATTTATAATAACCTATTGCCTCTTCCATTGTTTGTAAAATTGCTGAAGCAAAATCTTCTCTTCTGGATGGGAATTGGTCCATAACATAAGCCTGACCAGTAGCAATTTGCCCGTAACCGAGTAGTTGACTATAAGCAATCATTTTGGCCGGGACAACAGCAACCAAGCTTAATACTTCAGATTTGTAATGCTGAATATTAAACGTTACTTCGGATTTATTAAGCCACTCAACATATAAATTATATATTTTGTTAGTTCTATACCACTTATATAGGTTAGTTAATAAAATAATACAAATTATGCCCAAAAATATAAGAATACATGACACTAAATCAAAACTCATATAATCACCTCCTTTCATAGGATGTGCCAAAATACGTTATCAAATCAAAATCACGTAATCGAGTAATACCAGAAGTTTTCTCTAATTGAAGCATTGGGTTATTATCCTATCAAAAAATATTATACATGAATAAATGATGAAAATAAAACAAAGAGGTGAAATCAAATGAAAGACTTAAAACAACCAATGAATAATGCTCAACTATATCAAGTAAAAGAGTCATATAAAGATCCAATTGTAATGGAAGTAATTTCCTTATTAAAACAAAAAGAAGGACTTACATATGCAGGGGCAAATGAAATCCTTCTTAGTGTATCTACTGTATTAGAGTATGAAGCTACTTATCTTTCAAAGTTACCGTTACAGAAAGAACAGTGAAAACATATGAAGAAAAAAACAATAAAATGCCCCAAATGTAATGTAGAAGTATGGGATGGAAACTTCTGCGAACATTGTGGGGCAAAACTAAAAACCATATGTGATTGTTGGGTATTAAAGAAAAAATATAATTGTGGTTTAGCTGAATGTAAAGGTCATCAATTCTTCATTGAAGGGCTCAAGAGAAAAAGTTTTTCTTAATACGTTTAGATATAACTGATACAGAGGAAATACAGATGAAAGAAATTAAAGAACTAATAAAAAACAGACTAAAAGAGGTATTAACAGTACCACATAAAGACGATGTAGACGAACAATTGCGTTCACAAGCGGTAAAAACATATATCAGCTCAATCATAATGATAGATGACTATATGAAAGAAGAGCAAACCAATAAATATTTGATGCACAGGATTAATCTAAATCGTTAAGAGGAAAGAGCAATGGAAAAGAATAGTAATGCATTAATGAATGAGATGCGTAAAGAGGTTAGTCAAAGGCGAATTGTTAAGTTGATTGAAGCTAAGAGCCTTATTAAAGAAGTAATACATTATGATCCATGTGAAAAATCAAAACATAGAACGATAGTTAATATGATTGATGAAGTAATTGTGGATGAACTGAAAGTTCAAGCAAACCCTATAAATCAACCTACAAATAAAGTAGAAATCATTATTAATCCTAAGCTAAGAGAACATATGAAGTTAGCGCTAGATAGCAACTCATTAGAGCATGACAACAGATTATCTATTGATGAGGCTGTAAATAATTTAGCAAAAACATTTATTCAAATGAAAAACATTATGGACAGAGTGGTAATTGAAGATGCTTGGTACACGAAAGCATTTGGGAATGAAGTAGAAAATGCCCTTATCACAATGGCTGTAATAAAGGCATTTGGTATTGGTAAAAAATCTGAACGTTATTTAGGTGTTGTTAAGAAGGTTGTAAGAGGACTAAAGGACGTATAAATGGATAGAAAAAAAGAGCCACATGATGCGGCTCAAAAAAAATGGACTATAGTTAAATATTTTAATGCCTTGAAATATAAAAAAGACCAATCACTAGAGGGAAAATTACAAGACATAAGATATTGCACAAGAGTTAATTTGGGAATGTTTGTTATTGCAGTAATACTAACGATTCTAAATATTACGAGAATATAAAGGTTAATATTGCAATTATTATTGTTGTAAATATACCAATGCCAGCTAATCATGCAGCAAATTTGCCAACTTATTTTTATAAATTAAAAAGGAAAGAGAATAAATCATGAATATAAAAATAGAAGTTCTAATAACAGATATAAATGAGTTAAAGGAAGTTATGAAAACAGTTAAAAATATAGAAAAAGAGTACAGCTGCAACTGCACTCTTTTAGTAAAGAAAAGCAAAATAATTAGTGCCGATCTAAGTTAGTTAAAACATTAAATAGTGTTTCTGAAATTACTGAGGTAAGAATATCTTTTAGATTTTCAGAAGCTTGGAAATCATCAGATTCTTTTATTGCAGCAATAAGTTCATTCACATCTATTAGAGATAAAGAACTTTCGACTGAGTGATTACAAATTTGGCGTAAAGCCATTTTGTTTATAGCCATATAATCACCTCCTTTCAAGGTGATTATACCAATTATAAAAATAAGATGAAATAGAAAGGAATATGTAGTTATGGAAAGTGTTCAACCCAAATACGTGCCTATCAGCACATTAGCTAAGATATGGGGGCGTAGCAAAATGTACATCTATAGAAGAATAGATATGATCCGTAATGAAGGAAAGTTCAATGAAATATGTATGCAACTAGGACCACAACAAACACTGGTTCATGTAGATAAATTTGAAGCATGGATGAAAGGGCAACATATGAAGTGGCTAAAGGGGGCGTAACAATGCGAACTAAGTTAGAGATTATCACAAATATACAGTTGGTGTTATGGGTAATGATTCTAGGTTTATGTGGAGGCATAGAGTTTCTACATGGCTGGAATATATTATTAAACGTTTTGATGATGCTTTTAACAGGGGCAATCATATTTATGTTAAGCACATTAAAGGGGGTGATGAAACATGAATACAAAAGAAAGAGGTCTTACGCTGCTAGGAAGATACCTAAAGTTCAATGAGGAAGAGATAGAACTACTAAGAGAAAAGATTAGTTCAATAACTTATAACAGAAAAGGCGGACTACTAAATTTTTCAATTCTAGGAAATGGAAGAATCATTTTTCTAAAACAAAAACAAGATGGTTGGAATATTAGAATCACAGGGAATGGTCCTATACGAGAAGGTGATATATCACTAATGGAATCAGTTAGGTACAACATATGGAGTGAATTAAATGAATAAACCATATTGTGCAATCTGTAATGAAGAAAATAAAAAAAGCCGTGCCTACATTTACTGTAGACAGGCTAAAGGGTCTATATGTATGGAACATTGCGATGCATGTCAGTATTTAGAAGTTGAAAAAGGGGACATGCATTGCAAGTATCCAAGGCAAAAAGAAAAGGCCACTAATTAAAGCAGCCAATTCATGTACGTAAATTACGTAACTAACCTAATGTAATTATATCATACATGGCGTGCTAATTCTAGGAAATATCGATAAAGTCGATGTTTCCTAATTAACTAGATATAACATATTAACAAATCGACCATGAGGATAAATTACGATGAGGAAACGCAGAAAAGTCATATCTAAAAATATGATAGAGGTACTTGATCATCACACATCAAGAACCTATAGAAAGAATGGCAAGCGTGTAAAAAAGAAAAGCATCACACCAGAAGCTATGAAAAAGCAAAATGAAAAACAAGCAGAAGCAATGCTGCGTATGTTGATTGATAACAATTTCAATACAAATGATTGTTATCTTACTCTTACATATAAAGAACAGCCAGCTACATGGGAAGATGCAAAGAAAGATATGCAGAATTTTATGAGACGGTTAAAACGTAGATATAAAAAACTGGGTAAGGAATTAAAGTACATCTATATTGCAGAGGGAAAAACAAGAATCCACTTTCACATGATCATCAATAATGCTGAATTGTATTCAGATGAAATCAATGAACTTTGGCCACATGGTATGCATAAGCTGATGTTGTATCAAGGTAGGGCAGAAGATGCAATTAGATTGGCAAGTTATTTTGTAAAAGAAAAAAGGAGTGCATGTTATTCAGAAAAAGAAGATGCATTTAAGCGTAGATGGATTAGTAGCAAGAATTTAGAAAAGCCGAAAGTAAAAACGGAAATTCTAAAACCAAGCGAATGGAGAGATTATATTCAGCCACCTAAAGGATATTACGTAGAAACAGATAGCATAGTTGAATCAGTATCTGATGAAGGATATCCATATAGATTTTACAGATTGATAAAGATTGAGGAGGTAAAGAATGGAATTACTAAGAATAGGAATTGTGATAGGGGTAGTATTAGGAATGGCAATAGTTTATCTATGGCATTAGTAGTGAGTATAGAACATGGGAGGAAAAGAAGTAAATGATAAATATAAATCAAGTGTATTTAAGCGGTAATGTAGTAACTGATGCGGAATTAAGATATACAAAAACAGGAAAGCCAGTACTTACATTTAGAATGGCAACCAATAAATACGTGAATGAAGTACAAAGTACAAGCTACCACAATATTGTGTGTTGGGTTGATGCAGAACTTTATAGTGGGTTACGTAAAGGTGATTTTGTAGCCGTGAATGGTGAGTTGCGTTCTAGATCCTATGAAGATAAAACAGGAGCAAAACGATATGTAACAGAAGTAGTGGCACAAAACCTTACATATGGACTTAAACAAAATGAAAGCGCAGCAAGTAACTTTGATAATGGGTTTGCAGACAATGATGAGAATATTCCATTCTAGGAGGAAATAAAAAATGAGAAGAGGTAGACCAAGAAAGATATGCAGTCATTCATTTGGACCAGCTAAAAGCGGTGCGTTATGGGTGAAGCCATCTTGCCCTAAAGGGAAAACATCAATAAAAGTATTCAAAGGTAAAACTGCAGGTACATTATATTGGCTAAAGAAAGAAGAATGTGAAGACTGTTCTGCATATGCTCCAATAAAGATTTATAGAACATAAAAAATATATGCTGAATTGATGCGGCAAGCAAATAAAACAGGATAGGCAGTATATCCGCCATTTCCTAAAAGCTGTATTGGTAAATAACCTACATAGGAAAAACGAGGAGGAAGTATGAGACCACTCATTTATAAAGGCCTTAGATTAGGAACAAATAAAACAGAATGGGTCAGTAGTGATGAGATAAAACAAAGTTACTCACAAATTAGATTGCTGGCAGTGCAAAATGATAATTACGCATGGATACCAATTGCAGATGGAACACTATGCAGAGGAAGTGAAGCTAAAGACATCACAGGAAAGAGGCTATACGAAAAGGACTACATAGAATTTGATTGTAAATCAATAAAGGATACTCCTTTGGTGGTGGAAGTATATTATAGTACGGATAAATTTCAATGGAGATGTAAAACAATAAACCAAGAAACTGATGCGGTACTAGATTTTGATTTAGCGTTCATTATAAATAATGGCAAGGTAAAAGTAGTAGGGAATAAATTAGAGGGATATGAACATGAATGATAGATATAGAAATGTGTGTAAAGCACATGATCATATCGTAAAATGCAGAACAAAGGAAGGAAAAAGAATATTTGTACCACGTTGTGGATACGTGATAATTCTTTCTGATAAATTATTAACTGCAAGAATCAAAAGAAATGCTTACAAGGTGAATCGTGAATTTAATGAATGGGCGAGGAAACTATGGATGTACCATGCAGAGAGTGCAAGTTTAGAGAAGTAGATTGCCATAGCAAATGTGAAAGCTATTTAGAGTATAGAGCAAAACTAGATGAACGAAATAAAGAGAGATACAAAGAAATTGATACATATAGCTATATAGGGGATAACGTGAGAACAATCAGATATAAAATGCGGAAAGCACGGTATGGATGCACAGTAAGAGATTGAGGTGATTACCAGATGAAAATACATAGGTCAGAATTATTGATATGGCGCAAGTTATATGTGGACGAATGTAGAGAGCAAAATAAAAAGTATACAGAGATAGGACAATGGGAAAGAGAATTAAAAGCACAGGGATAGGTATAATACAAGGTCAAATATTCCGATAGATTTAGTTAAGTCAATAATAAAGCGATGTGAAATATATATAAGTAGTTAGGAGAACATTCATAGAAAATAATGAATGATAAAAATATATTTAAATAGTTAAAGGAAAAATTATATGTACTATATTTGTGATTGCAGAGAAATTCCTAGAATAAAGAGAGTTAGAATCGAATATTTTAATAAAGACGAAGACATTGATGTTGAAGATGTTTGGATAAAAGATACAGTGAGTTACAAAGATGCAATGAAAAATGTTATTAGGACAATCAACAAAATATTAGATTCTAAATTTGAAATTAGAGAATACAATGGCAAAGAATACTTAGTTCAAAATGACGTAAAGCTAAATGAATTAGAAAGTGGTTGGGAATGTGAGCATAATTTTTGTAGCAATTTAATAGCGCTTGCTAAGTATGTAGAAGATGAAATAGTTCAGTTTGAATTAATATAGGGAGAAAAAGATGCAAAGAAAATGTCATAGGTGCGATAGACTATATACACCAGCAGACCATAACACATGGTGCCCAGATTGTATGGAAGGGAAACCTGTAGTGCCACGCAAGACGGCAAAGCAAGTAGCAAAAGAAAATAGAGAGCGCATGGAGAAAGCATATAAGTACGCAAGATATTGTGTACAATGTGGAAAGCGTTTTTACACAAACAAAGCTAATAAGATGCTATGTGGTGAATGGGAATGTGAAGAAAAGCAACAGAAACAATTATTACAAGCAAGGCGAACCAAAGAAAGAGAATTAAGGGGGTTATAGAATGATTAGAGTGTTAAGTGTATCATTTGGAGAATATACCAAAGTAACATATATGAAACATAACGGAAGGTGTGATGAAACATATCAGTTAAAAACAAAAGACTTATACAGGCCAGAAATGATTTGACAATACGATAAGATGAAAGAATTATTTTTACAGTGGTTTCCAACTTTCAAATTTTCAGCAAACATGTATTACATGGTAGGAATGGGAATTAAATATAACAAACATGATGATACATTGATTGATAAAGTAAAGGTAACTGGCGGTTTAGAAAATAAAGCTGGCAGCTTATGTAAAGTAGTAAGCGAATGGCTACCAGTAGGAACAGAAGAACATAAAATCATTGCAGAGTTTCTAAAAGAAGTAGCAATGTTTGTAAAAGGAGAACGAGCGCAAGCAAAGCTATTTGAAAGTGTAGAAATAGAAGAGGCAATAGATGCAATTGATGCGGATGATAGCCATGTGTTCCATGTTAATGATCTACAAACTAAAGGAGTTACACAATGAATAGGAGATTGATATATGTAGCGCATCCATTTGGTAGCACAAATAAACTAAGTTGTGATGATGTCATAAATAGTAATCAGATAGCAATAGATAAAATCATGAAAAAGTTAGTATTAAAAGATAGAAATAATGTATATCTATCTCCATTACATAATTTTTCTATGTTATATTTTGAAAAAGAGTATGCTAAGGGATTACAAATTTGTTTAGATATGTTGGAAAAGTGTTCAGTATTAATATTATGTGGAGATTGGCAACACTCAAAAGGCTGCATTGGAGAATGGGCTTATGCTAATGCAAGAAATATAAAAATATATTCTCTTGAGGAATGGGAAGAATATCTTAATAAGCAAGGGGATATTAGTCGATGACAGGAAGGGAATATTTAATTCAAATCAGAGATACCGATTTGAATATTAGATGTAAGGAGAGAGAAATATTTAGATTGCGACAGGATATAATGAGCCTACAAGCAATTGACTATAGCAAGGAAAGAATTAGTGGTAGGCAACCAATAACCATTGCAGATAAAGTTGCTAACCTTGATGCGGTTACAGATGAGATTATGAGAGAATGGAGCACATACTTTCAAGAAAGGGAGCGTGCAAGGTTTATGATTAATCAGATCCATAGTACTAAACAAAGAACAGTACTAATTGATAGATACATAAACGGATGTACATGGGAGAGAGTAGCGGAGCTAGTAGGATGTTCAAGACAGAACATTCACAATCTACATAAGAGAGCAATCAAAAATTTTGAGGAAATTTATAAAAAGGTTGCTATTATTTGACACTCAATATATGAGATACTGTATGTGGGCATAAACGAGTTGAACACTACTTGCCTCCTTCGGAAAACTACATAAAAGGACTACATTACATCGGATGCATAACACGATATGATGTAGTCCTTTTTAATTGAGGAGAAATAATGAAACACAAAAGAATTAACTCACGAAAAACGATACAAGAAGTTCGCTCACAAATATGTGAAGTGTGTGGCAACAGAACAACAATTGAACCACACCATATAAATACACGTGGTAGTGGTGGTGGAGATATTAGAGAAAATCTAATACAACTATGCACACAATGCCATATCAATACTCATAGCGGACAATATCCAATGAAGGAAGATTGTTTAAAGATAGTAGCTGAACGTGAGGGAATAACATATGATGAAGTGTATACAATTAATCGTAGAGCAATGGGATATGACGTAAAAATGTAGAGGCCTAGAAAAAAGGAGACATTTTAAAAAATGGCAAAAGAGTATTCTAAAAATTTCTATAATTCATATAGATGGAGACGATGTGCAAGAGCATATGCAGAATCAAAGCTCTATATATGTGAAAGATGCCATGGATTAAAAAGTATCAATAAGGCAGATGGGACTAGGCAACGTTGGGTAGTACATCATAAAAAGCCACTAAATCCTAACAACATAAACAATGATGCGGTTGCGTATGGTTGGGATAATCTTATGTTCTTATGTATTGAATGTCATAATGCTATACATGCTGAACTAGATGCTATGACTATACCTAATGGATTAACGAGTGGCGCAAGCCTCTTAGTTAGACCGACACGTGGAATGATATTCAATGAGTTAGGTGATTTAGTAGCCATAAATGATAATGAATGTGATAACAATTGACTCCCCCCCCATATTTTTATAGTGAAAATATTTTTTTCTACACCGGGGCAGCAGTTTCGTTTAAAACGCAGGTCGCACATGTGAGGGGTGTGGTTAACAAAGGAGTGATTGGAGTTGACAAATGAAGAAAAAGAAAAAATAAAAAAGAAGAGAATTGCAGAATATAACAAGATTTTCAAGGAACTTCCACAAGAAAAGAAAAAGTTAATTAGAAAATCAATTGAGCAAGCTGTACACATGGAAATGCAGTTAGATGATCTACAAATTCAGTTAGAAAAAGTTGGATTTGTGGAAGAATACTGCAATGGAAATAATCAATTTGGCAAAAAAGAATCGACTGAATCAAAAGCATATAACACGTTGATGAAAAATTATATTGCTATCATAAAAGTACTGTTGAGCGAGTTGCCACAGACTAAAAATGAAGATGATGACGAAGAATTTAAAAAATTTATTATGGAACGTGTTAGACGATGAACCCAATCAGAGAATACTATAACCAAATCATTGATGGTGAAATAGTTGTATCTGATCGTGTTCGTAGAGTGTACAAGCATTTAGTCGATAAGTTAGAAAACCCTAGTCAATATATTTATGATAAAGACAGGGCAGAAGTTGCAATTGATTTCATTGAGCTGTTTTGCAAACATTCTAAAGGTAAATGGGCAGGGAAACCAGTAATTTTAGAATTATGGCAAAAAGCTATGATTGCGGCATTATTTGGATTTGTTGATAAAGATACTAAAGCAAGAGAATATCAAGAACTCATATTGATAGTGGCACGTAAAAATGGTAAGTCCACTGTAGCGGCCGCAATAGGCCTTTTTTTATTGATTGCGGATGGTGAAATGGGTGCTGAAATATATAGTGCTGCAACAAAGAGAGACCAGGCAAAAATTATATGGGATGAAGCGGCTAAAATGATTAAAAAAAGTAAGTCGCTAAATAAAGTTTGTCATATTCGTGTAAATAGAATTTTGTGTGATGTGAATGATGGTAAGTTTGTACCTCTTGCATCCGATTCAAATAATCTTGACGGATTAAATGTTCATGGGGCCTTAATTGATGAACTACATGCTATCAAAGATAAGAATTTATATGATGTTATCGTTGATGGTATGAGCGCACGTGAGCAACCACTAACTATTATTACCAGTACAGCTGGTACAGTTCGTGAAAGCATTTACGATATTAAATATGATGAGGCATGTCAGATTGTAGATGGGTATGATGATGAGCAAGGTTATAAAAATGAACGCATCTTACCAATAATTTATGAGTTAGATAGTCGCAAGGAATGGACAGACCCTAATTGCTGGGCAAAAGCTAATCCGGGGTTGGGAACGATTAAGAGTGTTAGTCAATTAGCTGAAAAAGTTAAATCTGCACAAAATAATCCAATTCATGTAACTAATCTCCTTACAAAAGACTTCAATGTTCGTGAAACATCATCAGAAGCATTCTTAACCTTTGAACAATTAAATAATACAGCAACATTTGATATAGGAGTGTTAAAACCTAGATATGGTATAGGTGGTATAGATTTATCTGCAACTACAGACTTAACATGTGCCACATTGCTGTTCATGGTCCCTAATGATCCAGTTAAATATATTAAGCAGATGTACTGGATACCAGAAGATTTATTTGAAAAAAGAGTAAATGAAGATAAAGTACCGTATGACGTGTGGTATAAAAGAGGATTTATACGAAAATCACCGGGCAATAGAATTGACTATAGGTTAATTGTTGAATGGTTTAAAGAGAGACAAATGGAAGATGATATCTATTTATATAAATGTGGTTACGACGGATGGAGTGCTACATATTTTGTAGAAGATATGAAATCAGAGTTTGGGCGGTCTGTAATGAATCCAGTCATTCAAGGTAAGAAAACCTTGAGTGGACCAATGAAAGCGCTAGGTGCAGAACTAGAAGCAAAATTAATAAACTATGACAACAATCCTATATTGAAATGGTGCATGGCTAATGTGGAAATAGATATAGATCGTAATGGTAACATCCAACCAACTAAATCTATTCATGCAAAGAAAAGGATTGATGGATTTGCATCAATGCTAGATGCATATGTTGAGTATGAACGAAACCAAGAGGATTACCACAATGTAATTTAAGAAAGGAGGTGAGATGATGAACTATCGAAACATCTTTAATAAAATATTTGGATTTGGCAATACAGATAAAGCTAATTTAACTGGAGCAGAGTTTTTAGATGGATATACAAATGTATTCACACCTTTTACAGGAGTACCATATACGGATACAACGTTTAGGGATTGTACGGATACGATTGCTAGACATCTTGGGAAAATGAAATTAAAACATGTTAGACGAACTGATGCGGGAATGGTTCCAGGGCTACAATCTATCAATCATATATTAGGGACAAGACCTAATCCATTTATGACAGCTAGTGAATTTATTGAAAAGGTTGTTGCACAGTACTTTAACTACAACAATGCTTTCATTTATATTCAGCGTGATATAAATGGTGTGATTACTGGGCTGTATCCATTGGATTTTGGCAGTGTTGAAATTAAGGTAGATACTGAAAATAATTTATATGTGAAATTCCAATTCATTAATGGTAAAAGCATGACTGTACTATATGATGCTGTGATTCATATTAAAAGGCACTTTAACAGTCATCAACTGTTTGGCGAAGATAATTCAAGAGCCTTAAAAGAGGACTTAGATTTACTTCATGCAGTAAAGGCAGCGATTATAAACTCTGTAAAAAATGGCAACTCTTTACGTGGTATTATCAATTTTGAGGGTACTGTACGTGAAGATGACCAACAAGTGTTATGGGAGAAGTTTACAGATCGCTATGTATCAAATAAAAATGGTAGTGGTATTGCTACATTGGATAATAAAGCTACATTCCAACAGTTAACAACAACTATCAGCACCTTTAATAAAGGTCAGATGGATTTTGCAAGAGATATGGTGTATAAACATTTTGGATTAAATGAAAAGATTGTTAGTGGTAATTATACCGAGGACGAATACATAGCGTTTTATGAATCTGTGTTAGAGCCAATTGCTATTAAATTAACACAGGAATTTACAGAAAAATTATTTACAAGTCGTGAAAAGGGGCATGGAAATGAAGTAATAGTTGAAAGCAATAGACTATCCTATATGTCAGTTGCAAGTAGAATTAAAATTTGTACAACACTATTACCTACTGGTGCTGTTACAGTAAATGAAATCCGTGAAATTTTTGGTTATGAAGGTGTAGAAGGTGGCGATGAACGTTTAGTAAGTCTTAATTTCGCCAAGTATAAAGACCTTTCACAATATCAAATAAATGCATCGAAAGGAGGTGATACAAATGAGGAAGAACCGAAAAATGGAACACCGAATGATGACGGTGCAAGCGATACAGAATGATACTGATGATATTCAAACACGAACAGTAGAAGGATATGCTGCAGTTTTTAATGAAGAAACGCTAATTTGGAAATCTGAATATACTGGGTATGAATATCGTGAAGTGATTTTACCGGGCGCATTTGATAATACTGATTTTAGTCAATGCGTATTGAATTACAATCATGGCGGTATGCTATTTGCCAGAACCGCTAGTGGAACATTGCAGTTAACTGTTGATGAAAAAGGATTGAAATTGACAGGTAATGTAGCAGATACTTCGATTGGAAACGATGTGTATTCTTTAATTAAACGTGGTGATCTAAATAAAATGTCATTTGCCTTTATTGTTAATGGTGAAGAAGAAGAGATTGACCGAGAAAATAAAGTATATACACGAAAAATTAAATCAGTAAAAGCGGTATATGACGTATCTATTGTAGATAACCCTGCATATAAAGGCACATCGGTTAGTGCTAGGGCAAATGGGGACTATGAGAGATATGAAGATATCGAAAAAAGAAAATGGCTAACATTATTGGCCATGACATAAAAAGTATTAGACACGTAGTAAGCGTGTTTTTTTATTACCTAAAAGGAGAGATAATATGAATCGTTTGGAACAAATTAGACAACGTAGAGCAGAATTACGTGCAATGTTGGAAGATACAACACAGCTTAACTTGAATCTTGATGAAATTGAAACAGAATTACGTGCATTGGAAGCAGAAGAAACAGAACTAGAACGTAGAACTGCAATTTTGAATACTGTTCCTACTGCTACTACAGTGCCTGTACCTGTAGCAGAACAACGTACACAAGGTGCAGAAGTATTTGATTCCATGGAATACCGTAATGCATTCATGCAATATGTAATGAATAACACACCAATTCCTGCAGAATTACGTCAAAATGAAAACACATTAACTACAGATATTGGCGCAGTAATTCCACCAACAGTTTTGAACAAGATTGTTCAAAAAATGGAAAAAGTTGGCATGGTATTGCCATTAGTTACCAATACAAACTTTAAATCTGGTCTTGCAATTCCTACAAATAATGTAATGCCTGTAGCAACATGGGTGGCAGAAGGTAAAGGCTCTGAACGTCAAAAAGCATCGCTTGGTAATATTCAGTTTGGCCACTTTAAATTACAATGCCGTGTATCAATTTCTTTGGAAACATCTGTAATGGCATTATCCGCTTTTGAAAATATGATTTCCAATAATGTATCTAAAGCCATGGTAAAAGCAATTGAAAATGCAATTATCAATGGTACAGGTAATGGTCAGCCTACAGGCATTTTAAAGGATGCGGCTGCTGGCGTGAAGTTGGATGTTAAAGATTTTGATTATGCAACATTAGTTAAAGCAGAAGCTGAATTGCCTGTTGAATATGAAGAAGGTTCTGTATGGGTAATGACAAAGAAAACATTCATGAATATTGCAGGTATGACAGATAAGAATGGTCAACCAATTGCACGTGTTAACTATGGTATGGGTGGAAAACCTGAACGATCTATTCTTGGTCGTGGCGTATTGATTGTGCCTTATCTTAAAAATCTTGATGCGGCTGCAGTTGGTGATATTGTAGCGTTTATTTATCGTTTTGAAGATTATGCATTGAACACTAACTATCAAATTGGTGTAAAAACATATGAAGATAATGAAACAGATGATATTGTTCGTAAATCTACAATGATTTGTGATGGTAAGCCTGTTGATACAAGTTCTTTGGTTAAATTAGCTAAGAAAGCATAGGTGTAATGTATGTTGACGGTAGCGGATGTAAAACTATACCTACGAATAGATGAAGATATTACAGAAGATGATGTATTTATTGAGGAATCTATAAATGCCGCTATCACGTACATTGAGCAAATGACTGGGAAACCATATATTGACGATCCACTATATCGTAGAGCCGTACAATATATGGTTGCTCATTGGTACGAAAATAGGGAAGCAACCTCATCTAAAACATTTGTACATGATTTGCCATTTACGCTAGGGCCATTAATTCGCCATATTGCATTATCTAAGAATTATCCAAGCGAGGAGACATAAAATGCTAAATATGGACGGAATCGGAAGATTGACGAAAAGAATTGAAGTACTAGCGTATCAAGATATTGAACACGATGGAATAACTAAACAAAAACTGGTTAGGTTGATACCTAATAGAATTTGGGCAAGGATAGAACCATTGCGTGGCAGGCAATATCTTGAAATGTATAAAGAAAAAGTAGACGAATTATATAAAATTACAATCAGATATAGAACTGGAATAACTGATGGTGTGCTAATTAAATATAAGGATGTAGTCTATAAAGTTAAAACTGTAATTGATCCATATGAAGAACATACAAAATTAGAATTGATGTGCCATATCTATAAAAGAGGAAAATAATGAATATTAAAACATTCATGGGGAGATTGGATAAATATATTAAAGCGTATCCTGTAGAAACAGAAAAAGCGATGCGTAAAGAAGCTAATCGAATGAAAAAAGAATTAGTAAGCGCATCACCTGTAGGTAAAGGGAGAAAACGGAAAATTTCAAAAAGTTGGAAAATGACTATTAATGGCAGTAGTAGTAGAGCGCTAGAAGCAACTTTACGGAATACATCACCTCATTTTCACTTAGTAGAGCGTGGGCATGTCATGAAAACTATGCATGGAAAAATAAAAGGATTCAAACAGGGGACATTTTTCTTTAAAAGGACGGTTGAAAAAAATCGAAATGATATAAGAACAGCTGTTGGTGAACACATGTTTAAAATGTTGAGGAAGAGAATAAAAGATGGCTAACCGATTATCACAAGTGGCAATATGGAAAGCTGTAGCAAAGAAAATACATGAAGAATATGGATGCACGGTATATAGTGATGAAGTTTTAGAAGAATTCACTATGCCGTGCTTTTTTGTAAAACTTTTAATGAGTTCAGAAATGCAAACAAAGAATTTCATTAAAAGAAATGTAACTATTATTGCTACATATTTTCCAAGTAATGAAGATAAGGATGAAGAACACTATTTAACAGTGTTTGATAAATTCTTACTATTATTTCAAATGGGTTTTCCTGTTGGCGATCGTTATTTACATGTAGATGATATTCAACAAGATAGAGTAGGAGAAGAAGATGATATTCTTCAAATTACAATGGATATTACATTCATGGATACAACAGGACGTATTGAAAGAATGAAAGAAGAAGGAATCACAATGGGTGATGTTAAATTAACAGTAGAAGTGGAGGATAAATAATGGCTAAATTAGGAATGCCTACAGTTGTAGTTAAATTTATTGAAGCTGGTATTGAAGCCATTCAACGTTCCCAAAGGGGAATTGTTGCATTAATTTTAGAAGATACTAAACAGGTAATTGATAAATTAGCAACAAAAACAAATGGTCATGAAGTATTACCTAATCCATTTTTGGTATATACAGTAGATGATATTCCAGAAGAATTATCAGATAAAAACAAGGATTACATTTTAAAAGCATTGAAGGGTTACAATAAACCACCATTAAAAATTGTTGTGTATATGATGCAACAAGGTGGCGATAAAACTGGTGCTGATAGATTCCAAGAACCATTAAAAGCAATGCTTACAGAACGATTTGATTATTTAGCAATTCCAACAATTGAAAATGCTCAATTGGAATATGTTGCAACGTGGGTAAAAACAGCACGTGAAAATAAGTTCAAAAAAATTAAGGTTGTATTACCGGGTTCTAATGCAGATTATGAAGGTGTAATCAATTTTGGTAATACAAAAGTGTTTACAGCTGATCGTGAATATAAACCAGCTGAATATACTGCACGCATTGCAGGTCTTGTGGCAGGCACAAATATGACACAAAGTGCTACATATGCACCATTAGCAGAAGTAATTGATTGTGATAGACACACTCAAGATGAAATGGATGCAATGGTAAATGAAGGTAAATTCTTCATTTGGTATGATGGCGAAAAGTTTAAAATGAGCCGTGCTATGAACTCTTTGGTAACAACAAGCCAAGGAAAGCTAGAAGGATATCAAACAATCAAAATAGTAGACATTATGGATATGATTTATGACGATATCAGAAAAACTGCACAAGATTCTTACATTGGCAAATATACAAATGATTATGAAAACAAATGTTTGCTAATTAGTGCGATTTTAGGATACTTTAAACAATTAGAAAATGAACGATTGTTACAAAAAGATTACTCCACATGTGAAATTGATTGTGAAGCAGTTCGAACATACCAATTATCACATGGCTTATTCACAAAAGAAGAATTAGCAAAAATGAGTGATGATGAAGTTAAAAAATTGGATACTAAGAAGATTGTATTCTTAAAAGCAAAAGTAAGACCGCTTGATGCAATGGAAGATATCCAATTACCAATTAATATTTAATAGGAGGGACACATGGAGAATTTTGCAGCGCAACAGGTAATGACAGGCTCTCATGGGCAAGTGTGGTTAGATGGTTCTTTGGTATCGCAAGCTACCGCAGTTAAAGCTACAATTAAATTAAGCAAAGAAGAAGTTAAAAAAGCCAAGACAATGAGTAAACAATATAAATATGTTGGTTATGAAGGTACAGGCAGTTTAACTATGAACAAAGTATCTTCTTTGATGATTAGTAAAATGGCTGAAAATCTAAAAAAAGGTAAAGCCACTGTATGCCAATTAGTAATTCAATTAGATGATCCTGATGCTAAAGGTGTAGAAACAGTAACATTGTATGATGTAACCTTTGATTCCTTAGACCTTGCCAACTGGAAAGTAGGCACATTGGTAGAAGAATCTGTAGACTTTACGTTTACAGAGTTTGATGTGATTGATAAAGTGGAGGACTAATAGATGAGCAATATCATTGACAAATTGATGGAGAAAGACCTAGATACATTAAAAGAGGCAGCTAAAAAGGACCTAGAAATCACTCGATTATCAAAAGTTTTTAATGAACCTTTTACTGTTACAGTAAAGGAAATTAGTTATAAGCGTATTACAGACCTTCGCATGTTAGCTACTGATGATGGTGTAGCCGATGAAAGTCAATTTTTACAGTTTGTTGTAACGGATGGCATTGTTTCTCCAGATTTTGGAACGAAAGAATTATTACAAAAATTCCAAGTTCCATCCAAACAGGCTTTATATACAAAGTTATTTAAAGCAGGTGAATTGGAGTTGATTGCACGTGAAGTATTAGCTCTATCTGGATATGGTGATAAAGCCATTAAAAAAGTAATTAATGAAGTAAAAAACTAATATATTCCGATGGTGATGTAAATCTTGCCTATTACATGTATGTCAATCATGATGTAATGCCATCGGAATTTCACAAAATGGGGCATGGGGAACGTGTAGTTCTCCGTGCTTTTATGTTGCAAGAAATTAAGGACAGAGAGGAGGCGAAAAAAGGATGAGTGAAGTAATTGATTTGGTGATGCGTTTACATGATGGTGTTACATCAGTATTATCTGGAATTAATTCACAAATGGCTGCAACTGCTAATATGGCAGATAGGCAAGGTAGAAAACTGCAGAATATAGGCAGAGGGATTAGTGGAATTGGTAATGCACTAATGCCTGTATCTGCTGCTATTGTTGGGATAGGCGCCGCCTCTGTTAAAGCTTTTGTTGGTTTTGATTCTGCTGTTACTTCTGCTGGTGCTAAAGCAGGAGCAACACATGATGAAATGATTAAATTGAGAGATGTTGCAAAACAGTTAGGAGCAGATTTCCCTATAAGTGCTACACAAGCAGCGGAAGCGATGGATGGATTAGCTGCAAGCGGTATGAATGCAAATCAAATTATGAGTTCATTGCCATCAATTGTAGAAGCATCTGTTGCATCTGGTGAAAACCTGGAAACAACAGCAAGCATTGTATCTGGCGCATTAAATACATGGGGACTACAAGAAGGTAATGTAGCAGAGAATGCAACACGAATGGCCGATGTAATCCAAATGGCTGCTAACAAATCACGATTAGATATGATTGGGTTTGGCAATGCAATTCAATATGCAGGTGCACCAGCGGCTGCATTAGGAATATCTGTAGAAGAATTATCTACATCATTAGCTATCATGAGTAATAACAATATTGAGGCATCAACGAGTGGCCGTGCATTACGTATGATGTTAAGTAGATTAATAGACCCTCCAAAAGAAGCCGCACAAGCATTACAAAAACTAGGAATTGTCACTATTGATTCACAGGGCAAATTTATTGGTCTTGGCAAAGTATATGATCAATTGCGAACTAAAATGCAAGGACTAACAGAAGCTGAAAAATTTAAGTTGGCAGGTGATATTGCAGGAACAGAATCTACATCTGCATTATTAGCAGTATTGAACACTACTAAGGAAGCATACGATGATATGCGTAGTTCAATGGATTCTGCAACAGGTTCATCTAAAGCACAAGCCGATATAATGAAGAAAACATTGCTTGGGTCATTCAAGGATTTAGAAAGTAAAGTAGAGGCGTTAGCTATTAGCTTTGCTGATGTATTGCAGCCTAGGGTACAGAAGGTGGCTGACACAATCGGTAATCTAGCTAAATACTTTACTAATTTAAGTCCAGCCATTAAAAATACGGCAATTGATGTAGGCATTAGTATTGTAGGCTTTACTGCTTTTGCTAAAATATTAGGGCCTATTACAAGTGGAATTGGCTCATTGATGCGGACATATGCTAATGTTGGTAAAGTGTTACGTGGACAAAGTATCAATAATAAATTATTAGAAGTATCTGTAAAGGGGATTGCCAGAGCTTTTAGTGGAATTGGTAGTATAGTGATGAGGGTATTACCAATGATAGGGAGATTAATTCCATTAGTCTTGACAGGACCTGTAGGGATTGCAATTGGTGTAGTTGCATTGTTAGGATTAGCAATTTACAAAAACTTTGACAAAGTAAAACCGATATTAGAGGGAGTAGGACAATCGTTTATAGGTGTTGTAAACATAATAAAAGGTGCAATCAATCGAATTATCGTTGCAGTACAACCTATAGTATCAAAAGTAGCAAGTGCATTTGGTAAATTAATTAATCAAGTGGCTACATCATTTGGTAGAATTTATCAATTAATGTCTCCTTTCTTAAATGTTATTTTCACTGTTGTAAGTAAAGTAGCTAAAGTTTTGATTGGTGGACCGCTTGCAGTAGCATTAGGGGCATTAGTAGTTGGCTTTAATGTAGCGGTAGCAGGAATTACAGGGATTCTTACTTTTGCATTAAATGTAATTGAAGGTATTGTAACAGGGATTACAAGTGTGTTAAGTGGTATTACAGATTTTATTGTTGGGGTGTTTACTGGTAATTGGAGCATGGCATGGAATGGCATCGTTCAAATATTTGAAGGTATAGTAACACCAATTAAATCCATATTTACAGGGGTAATAGATGGCATTAAAGCAGCAATAAATAGTTTAATTTCTGGTGTAAATGGAATATCTGTAGATATTCCAGACTGGGTGCCGGGTGTAGGTGGCTCTCATTTTGGGCCATTAAACATTCCGTTATTATACTCTGGGACTGATAACTGGAAAGGTGGCCCTGCTATGATTCATGATCGCGGGGCTGAAATAGTAAACTTACCAAGTGGAGCACAAGTAATACCGCATGCACAGTCATTGAATACTGCATATAATCAAGGGAAACGTAGTTCATCTAGTAATAGCATCAATGTAAATATAGCGAATCTTAATGTTAGAAATGATGGAAAATCTGTAGAAGAGTTGACATTTGAAATTGCAGAACAAATTCATTACCAATTACAAAAACGTTCTATTAATAGAATGGAGGGAGCTGTATAATGTCTTCTTTTGATGCAATTATGAGTTTCTTTGGTGGTAAAGGAATACCACAAGGATGCCAATTTACATTATCATGTGCAGGACAAAATATAGTATTGCCAGTAACACCCGCTTCATTTAAAGTTGGGAGAACATACAACAATAGCACGTTAAATATAAATGCAATTGGAGAAATTAATATGTTAGGCAAAAGAGGTCTTCAAACATTATCGTTTGAAGGCTTTTTTCCTGCACAAAAATATGAATGGTCAGAAACGAATGAAACAAATCCTTATAACCTAGTAAGAAAAATAGATGGATTTGCTACAAGTGGTAAGCCGTGTAAGATTTCAATTTCAAATACCTCAATTTCTATGTACTGTACAATTGAAGCATTTAATCATGATGAGCATGATGGTACGAGTGATGTATATTATGAGATGACGCTCAAAGAATATAGGTACATAAAACCAACATCAGAGATAAAAAATGATACTACAGGCTTACATAGTAGAATTGCCGAAGCACCAGAAGAGCAAGCTGTAACATCATATCCACAAGAACATTTCATGGATACAGCTAATAAGGCAGTATCAAAAATAATGCCAATTGCTGAACAAGGCAAAAAGGCATTAAACATGTATAAGATGATGGTTAAAGCTGGTAAAAGTCCAATTGGTGCAGTTTTAAAAGTATCTAAGCGGTCATTAAAAATGAATGGTAAGGAGTGGCCACTATGATTACACTAATAGAACATATTAATGAAAAGGATGAAAGAGTAGATATTACACATCTTATTTCTAAGTTCACATGGAGCGGTGATAGAGAAGAAGCTGCAAGAAAGTTAGAGTTTTCATATGCTTACAACCCTAAAGATATATCATTTCCGAATTATTTAATTGATTTAGGTGATCGTATTGAAGTGACAGTAGATAATGCAAAGATATTTACTGGACGTGTTTTCTTTAGAAAAAGAAATACAAATGACAATACATATGATATTACTTGTTATGATGGGATGATATACCTAGCAAAGTCTAAAGTAAGTTTAGTTTTTAATGCTACAAATGTAGTTGATGCTTTCAAGCGTGTATGCGCAGAGGTTGAAGTACCTGTAGGGACCTTACCAGATATATCTACAGTAGTAAACTTTGTGGCAGATAAAAAAACATGTACAGAAGTTTTTCAAATGTTGTTTGAGAAAACAAAGGCTGATATTCAAAAAGATTACACAGCCATATTACTAGCAGATGGAATTAATTTGGTAGAAAAAGGAACAACCATTGAAGAGTATATAGCTAGGGATACATACGATGTAATAAGTTCATCACATTCTGAATCAATTGAGGAAATGGTAAACAGAGTAAAAACTGTTGACGCTGCTGGCAATGTGATTCGAATAGATAATGAAGATGCATTAATTAAAAAGTATGGTATTTTCCAAGATATTTATAAAAATTAGCCGGAACCAAAGGAAAAGAAAGCTACTAAAAAGAAAAAGGCTACTAGTACAAGTACACCAAAGAAACCCAAGTATCCTGTTGATAATGCGGCAAAAGCCAAAGCAAAAATCAAAGGAATCAAAATGGAATCAAGTATTTCTGCTATAGGTAATATGCAATGTATAGCAGGGTATTCTGTAGTAATTGAGGAAGAACAGCTAAAAGGAGTATTTTTCATTAAGTCAGATAATCATACATTTGAAAATAATACACACATCATGGAATTAAATTTAGAGTACATTAGAGAACCAGAGGAAGGAGAGGGTGAAAGTGCCGAAGAAAAACAATGATCCTTATACAGGAATATTAGGCATCATGAGCGATGTAGGTGGAAACGCTGGAAAGCAAGCGATGCCGGGAATTGGCACTATAGTATCACCACCTCCAAATTTGGTGGTATCGTTCAATGGAATGGAGTTAAACAGTAATTTTTTATGGATAGATGAATATTGGTTGCAAGGTCATTATAGAGAATCTAAGGGGCATATTGTAAGCGAAACACAACCACGCAGCGGTGGCGGTGGCTATGCAGAATTTGCTAGTCATACACACGCTATTCATAATGATTACACAAAAACTAGAATCATGACTGATACCTGGCATGTAGGAGATAAGGTAATGCTAATTCCAATAGTCGGGGATGATGAAAGTACAGCAGAGCAATATTTTGTATATGGAAAATGTAGGAGGTTAGACGGCAATGAGTAATCCATTTATGAAAGGGAATACACCAAGTAGCATTGACGTTCAAAAAAATCTACCATTATGCAAGGAACTAGCTTGGGACTTTCAGAGAGATACATACCAATATGATAGAAATGGCAATCATAAATATGTAACAGGTAATGACGCTATCAAAGTATGGGTTTGGAAAACCTTGAGAGTAGAGAGGTATAGATATAGAGCATATTATGATGATTATGGTATTGAGTTTGAACAGTTTATTGGTAAAAAACCAAATGATACACCTAGTCAATATGAACTGTTTGAGTATGTAAAGGATGCGTTATTGGTTAACCCATACATTATAAATGTAGATGCTGTAGATGTAATTCAAGAACATAAAACTATTACATTACAAATTGAATTACAAACAATATATGGGCCAAATACGATAGGAGTTGAAGTATAATGCTAGAACCACAAAGTAAGCAAGATGTGCTAGGACGGCTACTAGCAGATTTCAAAAAAATAGATAAAGAAGGATTGAGTACACATGAAGGAACATTTGTATTTGATACATTAAGTTCAAATGCGGTTGAGTTTGAAAAATCATATGCGGAAATGCAATTGATACTTGATGCGGCTTTTCCACAAACTGCATGGGGCGAATACTTAACACGTCATGCGGAATCTCATGGGGTATTTAGAAAAAGTGCAACACAAGCTAATGTAATGTTAACTATTACTGGAACTGCAAATACAGTAGTACCAAAAGGAAGTTTATTTGGCACAGATAATGATGAAACCTTTAGAACCACTATTGAAATTACGCTAGGTGAAACTGGAAGTGGGAAAGTATTGGCGGTATCAGAGCTAACAGGTAAATCATTAAATGTAGGAGCTAATACAATTACAGAAATAGTAGGTGGGATTTATGGAGTAAGTACAGTTAACAATGAAGCGGCTGCATATGATGGATATGATGAAGAAACTGATGCGGAGCTACTAGATAGATTATTATTGAAAGTAAGAAAACCAGCAACAAGCGGTAATGCATATCACTATGAACAGTGGGCGAGATTAGTTAATGGAGTATTTTTAGTAAAAGTAATCCCATTATGGAATGGACCGGGAACAGTAAAAGTTATTATTATCAACAATGAGCGTGAAAGTGCGAGTACAGAATTGATTGAAAAAGTTAAAACTGTAATTGCAGAAAATGCACCAATTGGAGCTACTGTAACAGTAGTTACACCAACGATACTTGATATTAATATAGAGTTAACGGTAACTAAGGGGAAAGCTGAAATAGAAGCTATTAAAAAAGTACTAAATGAAGAGTTTAAAAAGCAAATCTTCAACGGTACATATGTGTCATATGCTAATATTGGCAAAGCTATTTTGGCCAATAAAGAAACAGGAGTATTAGATTATCGTGAGTTAAAAGTAAATAATGGTGTTACCAACATTGATATTACAAATGAACAATTACCAACAGTTAAAGAGGTGATCGTACATGAGTGATTTTATAAGATGGAAAGAGGTGGATATATTAGCATATCTACCTTTTTTTATTGCAAAAGATATGGAGTTTAAGGCAATAAGTGATGCGGAAAGTAGAGAGCATGAACGCATTAGATTATTGTTAATGGAATTATTGAAACAAGATAATATCCAAACGGCAACATATGCATTAGATAAATGGGAAGAATTTGTTGGGATTAAACCTAAAAACAATAGTTTTAAGGATAGAAGAAATCGTGTGATTGCAAAGTTAAATACTTCAAATAGCAGCACAAAAGAATATCTTGAAACTATTGCTAATAAGTTTATATCTGATAAGTCTGCTGAAATAATTCCATATAACGAAAAATATATGATGGACTTAAGCTTTACAAAGGACATGTGTGATAACATAGATGATTTACACAGTGCAATTGAAGAATTTAAACCAGCACATATTGGATATATTGTTTGGGAAGAACAAACTGTTGCGCAAAACTTAATAATTACATCATTAGTAGGAGCGCAGGAAGAAACCGTGATAGGCATGATAAAACCATTAGAGAATATTGAGATTGAACACAGTATCTATTATGGGAATGCCATTGGGATAGAAGAAGTAACTATGATAGGAGGTTAATATGGCACAATTTCCGGGATTAAGCTTGACTGTTCAAGGAAATAAAATGATCCTTAAATCATCAACTGGTAAAACAGAGGACAGACTAATTATTACAAAGGCGGTAATTGGTGATGGGCAGCTAACAGCAAGTATTGATGGTTTAACAGAAATAGTTAGTAAAAAATTAGAAATAGGGTTAAGCCAAGTAAAAGAAGTTGCAAATGGACAAATGCAATTGCAATTTAATTTTGACAATAGACAAGTAGAAATTGGCTTTTTTTGGCGAGAAGTTGGATTATATGCAAAAAATGGTGATAGTGGGGAAGAAAAACTTATTGGCTATTCTAATGCCAAAGGTTTAACTTCATATATTCCAGATAAAACTAATGTTATTCCAATGCAACGTTTAGTAATTGCTTTAGGGGTGGGAGATAATCCAAACGTAAAAGGAGAAGTAGATTTTTCCAGCTCTATTACTTTAGAACAATTGGAAACAGCAATTGACACACACAATAAAGCAGCAGAAGCACATAAGGAACAATTTAAAAAAATTAATGAAAAGATTACTGCAATAGAGGATTCCAAAGTAGCTAAAACATCTGCTGAATATATTAAAGCACTAGTAACTAATACAAATGGATTAGAAGCTACAAAGGGTAATGGTACAAAAGAATTGCTAAAATTACTAACTAATGTAGATAGTGATGATAAACAAGGACTAGCACCAACATTATCTTTGGTAAAAACTCTATTAAGTAGTCTAAATATTAAAAATAGGCAAGATGTAGTAAAAGCCTTGGGGGACGAAACATTACAAAGCTTGGGCGTACGGTATGATTTATCGAATCCAAATGCTTGGTATGTCAGCTTTGGCAAGTTGTTTGGCGGTTTAATTATCCAAGGGGGAAGAAAATTAAATTTAACAATTTATGATGGTAGAAAATATGATGTTCAATTCCCTATCTCTTATGCAAAAGAATGTATTGGTGTATTACAAACATTAGAATGGCCTGTTGCTATCGGTGGTGCTTCTGTTGCTTATACAGATAAGCGAACTACTATAGGCTATACAATCGTTGCTGATGCATCTAGTGCATCATATAATAGCGATTTATTCTATGTTGCATTAGGAATTTAACCAAGGGGGAAAACAAAAAGCTGGAGAGCAAAAACAATCAGATCCTAATAATTTAGAAACTACAACAAATAAAGTTATATTTCCTATAGCATTTATAAGCAGTCATTTATTCCATACATTCGGAATTATTGCTAGTGATACCTCTATATTCTGGGGGAACTCTGGAGCATGTGCTTTTGTAAGAAGAATTTCCAATACAGATATGCGGTACGAAGTACATTCTAGCTATCAATCAATGTTAAAAGCCGACTCTATTATTGAATGGTGTGTTGTTGGTATTTAAATACCTAAAGCAATATACCTCATTTTAATCTGTTCTATTACATTAGAATTCTCACTAATAACCGCTGCAAATCCTGTTGATGTAATCTGGCTATCACTAATTCCAATTCGTGATAAATGCCTTAATTCTACTTTATTAATTGCAAATGAATATAATTGATTCAATAAAGAGCGAACTTTCTTACATGAGGAATAGGAAAGCCCACTCTTTAGCATATCTGATATTATATTTTGCAACTCCATATATGTGATTTCGTTGATAGGGCGGTGAGATATAGATGATACATGATGATAGGCACATTCATATCCTTTCATGGTATGTGGTGAAACATTTAACGAATGCAACTCTAACCATGATTGATACACATCATCTAATGTATGCATATAGGATAATGCCTCCATAGCCTCTTGATAAGAGGAATAATAACCTACAACTTTATATGCTACATAAGGGCGCTCATGAGCGCCTTTTAATTTCTTAATTAATTTCATAGTAACCTCCAAGAAAGGACAAGAATATGTATGTATTTGTATTAGATAAAAAAGGTGTTCGCCAAACATCTTATGTAGTTGGTGTTCATGCTGACACATTAGAAGAAACAGAGCAGTTGGCGAAACAATCTTATCCAACTGCTAACATCGTAACAGGGGATAGTGAAATGCAGGCCCAATTCACAAATGGCAAAGCATATGTAAATGGTGCGTTCACTGATATTCCTGTAACACAATATGAGCCAACAAAAGTAGAGCAGATTGCAGATATTAAGAAGTATTATAATTCACGATTTGAAACACTAGAACAAATGGTGTTACGTAGACGATTGATTAATGGTGATATTTCTGATTTACAAGAACAGTACAAGAAATTGAATATGGAAATGTTAGCAAAAATTAAGGCGGTGAAATAATCATGGAAGTAAAAAGCGATATTCCTGTAATGAAATTTTGCGAATGGTGCTACTCAACATTAAATGAAGATGGTACTTGCCCAACAGAGGGGTGTATCCACAATGAATTAATGGAGTTAGACGAAAGCACAGAGGGTGAGTAATGTGGACATGGCAAATCGAACTGAATGATATTCTAACTACATTATCAATCGTAGCAATTATAGGCGGTGCAAGTTATCGCATTTTAATTGTGCCTATCCTGACACGTATCAGCGATGAACGGTTGCAAGATAACTTGATTTTTACTGAGAGAATGAACACGTTAAACGAAACGCTTTTAGAACTAAAAGAAGAAATCAAATTATCTAGGGTGCAACGTACAAAGGCTTATACGGAACACGTGAAATTAACAGCACGTGTTGATGGAATAGAAAATAGAGTTGATGAGTTAAGAGGTGATTTCCATGAATTTACCGCAAAATCTCATTAATTCAATCAAAAAATCATACCAATCTGTAAGGGTGGCTAACTTTCATCCTACAGGAATTCTTGCTACAAGGGTACTAGTACTAACCATGCTAGTACCTATTTTGTTGGTGGTAGTTGAGTACATTATGGTATTCATTCAAGGGTACGTTACTGATGATATGAACAAACTGATTAATGTAGGAATTAACATTATAGATCATATATTCATTCCGTCAGTATTAACCGCATTAGTTGGTTTTCTTGCCTTGTGGATAGATAAGGACGGAAATGGAATACCAGATAAATTAGAAGAACAGCCTAAATTACCGCCATTACCTAACATGACAGAAAGGAGTGATAAGAATGAAAAAAGGATTTGATATTTCAGCATGGCAAGAGAACGAAAACGGAACACCTTATTATGATGAGTGCCATATGCAACAAGCCAAAGAAGAAGGTAATGAATTTGTAATCATTAAATTAGGTGAAAACTATAACGTTGATGAATTCTTTGAACAACATATAAATGCAGCATTAAATGCAGGCCTTGAAGTTGGTACATATTATTTTAGCCATGCTTACGATGAGGCAACAGCAGTACAAGAGGCGGAATGGGTGATTAACACGCTCAATAGCTATGGATATACTGATTACCATATGCAAGCTGGTATTTGGTATGACTACGAGGAGCATCGCCAATTACGTAATATGATTAATGCTGGTGCTTTAACTAGCCAAGGAATGACTAATTGTATTAGTCGATTTGTAAACACATTATGGAGTGCAGGGTTTCAAAATGTAGGTGTGTATAGCGGATATTCTCTATTGTGGGATGAAACATATGCATATACTCAAATGCCAAGCGTTCCTGTATGGTGTGCACAATATGATTCACAATGTGATTATCCAAACATCAGAATATGGCAATATAGCGATTGCGGAATGGTAGCTGACAAAGAAGTTGATGTCAACTATATGTATGATTAGGAGGAAGTATGAATGACAAAATCAAAAACTTTATTCACGCTCATTACATCTCTGTTCCTATTTGTATTGTTCTTTGTATCATTGCCTGTATATGGTTCTACGCCGACAGAGCAAGTAATATTGACACGACAGGAATACAACGAGCTAATGATGAAGTTCGAAACGCTCAACAATACAATCAACGAGCAATTGAAGATAATAGACGAGTTAGAACAGCAATTGAACGTAGCACAGATGTCAACGAGCGAATCGAAACAAGAATTAATAGAATCGATGAACTTAATCAAAGAACAGAGGGAGCAATTACTAATAGCCAAGAATACATTAGAGCAGCAAGAGAAAACGCTATCAATGCAAAACGAATCGTTGGCGAAGGTGAACGCATACTTAGAAATGCAGATGAGAGAACTCAAAAGAATCAAGATGCAACAAAGGAACAGTAAAATACTAAACATATTATTAGGTGGAACAGTTGTTTATTTAGTTGCAAAAAATTGAGGTGATCCATATATCTCCATAGCGTGTAATGGTGGATACACGCAACTATCAACTATTAGTTGTCAGTAGCAAAGCAATTATTTATAACTGAATAGCATAATAAATAGCCTATCAGCTTAGAATAATATCTAGGTTGATAGGCCTTTTTTGTTTGCAAAATGATATAATAAATATAATAGGTAAGAAATTATTAAAAGCGGATGCTGATATATTGGTGAAATGGATAGAGAGGATGGGAGTAGAAAATGAACGGCAAAATAGAAATACAGTCAATAAAATCTGAGCAACGTAGAAAATTTATAAAAGATTTAAAATTAGGCATGCGAGAATTAATAGGGAAACCTATAAATGAAAAGTCAAAAATTGGTTTTTCAAATATTATAAAAGAGACAATGAAAAAGAATGAATTAACTATAATATTTGATGAAGATGGAAACGCAGTAATACCTAGTAAATTTATTCGAAAATGATATAAGGACTGAGTAAATTAGGAGGAGGTTATAATATGGACTGCATGGATATAGCAAAAGCAATGGTAAAGAATAGAGTGTTTAACATTGACTATTCTATTGATACTGGTTGTGATGGTGGTATAAATACGCATACTATCAAACTGTACTATGAAATATATGATTTTGCAAAACATTTTTACGAACAAAATTTATATCAAGTGTTAACACCTACATTATATAATGATTTGTTATTGGGAATTGAAAAAATCGCAAATGATTATAACTGCAATATATCATTTGATATTGAGGATAATTTACTTAATGTAATTATTCAACAATCTGAATTAAAAGTTGCAATGGAGATTGGTGATAAATATAACAAAAACAATGAAAAGAAAAATAAGAATTATCAATATCATGCAAAACGATTGAGTGAGGATGATGAAAAATACTTGAGAGAATGTTGTACTCATATTGATGTAGAAAAAATGGTTAAATGGGTTAATAAGAAGATGGACGAAGAATTTAATAAAGGATATAATGCAGGAGCTGATTATTATATGAATTATTAATTCAATCACAAGCCTACTAACTTAGATGAAATTCTTTGTTAGTAGGCCTTATTTTTTTACTAAAAAAAGAAAAAAATGCTTGCAATATCACCCATTGGGTGATATACTTAAATCAAGGTAAGGGATATAAACCTAGTTAGTATATGTTACAAGGAGAAAAAAATGGAAGCAATCAAAACTTATGCAGAACTCACAGAATTAGAAATCAAAAAATTAAGAGTGCCAGCTGGTACTGTTGTAGAAGATTATAAAAACTTTTCTGTTGGTGAATTTAGTGATAGAAAAAGCGAACAAGTAAAAGAAGAATGGAACAAGCCAGACGCTATGGACTATGCACTTGTAAAAGCTGGTAAAACTCAACCAAGACAAATGAAAGTATTTACTACAGAGCAAAGAAAGGCTATCCGTGAAACATGGTTAAAGAAATAAACAAAATAAAAGAGGCCAGATTAAATGCTGGCCTCACACAAGCTAAAATGTCAGATGTTTTTAAAATTCCTAAACGAACCATAGAAAACTGGGAAACTGGAAATAGAAAACCACCTAAATGGGCTGAAATGTTAGTTGTTGAAAAACTAAAGGAAATGCGTGAGGATATTATAGAATTACTAATCAATAATACAGTAACGAAATGTATGATTGTTAATGAATTACCAAATTGGAATTCTAGCATAGATCATTATGAAGAAGTAACACGTAATGCAACTGATATAAGAGGTAATGAATACAAAGTAACAAAAATCGTATATGCTAATGGAAACAGTGAACACATGGCTGAACGCTTGTTTGATTTAAGTGATGATAAAGAATTTAGCGAATTAGCGGCAAATATTTACATTCAATAAAAGAAAAAAACGTTTGCCCCTTATTTGCCCCTCTTTGAAATATAGAACTTGAATAACATAGTAGTGGTGCGGAGTATTGAGTATAAACCCTCAATCCGCACCAAGCTGATTAAACAAGGGGCTGTAACAGAATGCGGTTTTACCGCATTCTAGTTGTAGCCCCTTTAAAATATAAGAAACACCAAGACATTTAGATTTGTAAAATCTTATGTTTT